CAATGGAGGGGGCGTTTTATACGTTCCTCGACCGCTGTTACATTAACTCCAAGGATTACGGGAGAGTATGCCTTGGCGAGAACCTGTACTGGGGGCAGAAATACGCGGTTACTCAAATCTTTGACGCCTTAGAGCAAGACGTTCACGACATTTATATCCTCAAGTCGCGCCAGCTTGGCATGTCAACGCTGGTCCGGGCGCTGATGATTTTCTTTGAGGGCATGTTCGCTGGGCTCAAGGGGGCCATTGTTTTTGATACAGATCAAAATAAGCAGGAAAGCCGCGCGGAACTGGAGGTAATGATTAATGACCTACCGAAAAGTCTCAAGTTCCCCAAGATTAAGACCAATAATCGTGTCGGACTTACCCTTTATAATGAGTCCAAAGTTTTATTTATGTCGGCAGGGGTACGCAAATCAAAGAGTTCTGGAACGCTGGGCCGCTCAGTTGGCCTCGCATTGGCGACGTTATCAGAACTCTGTTCTTACGATAATGACGAAGGACTTGAGGCTTTTGAGCAATCCCTATCGGATACGAACCCGGATAGGCTCTATATCCGCGAGTCCACCGCGCGGGGGTATAACCGCTGGTGGGAGTTGTGGGAGGAAGCCCGCAAAGACCCCCTTCACCGCAAGTGCATCTTCCTTGGTTGGTGGTCGAAGGAAACCCAAAGGATAGAGCGGGACGCTGTTGATTTTGATATGTACGGCGCGGTCCCGCCAACGACTAAGGAAATTGAAAAAATACAGACCGTAAAGGAAGCCTATGGCTACGATATCAGTGTTGAACAGCTTGCTTGGATACGTCGCAAGATGGACCCAACGGCTTATAGCGGCGATGACTCCGGACCGGACTATGAGGGTTCTACGTTACGCATCCAAGAACAGCCATGGACGGAAGGCGAGGCGTTTCAGCAGACCGGCGCTGTATTTTTCCCGCAAGAAAAGCTTACTGAGCTAACCCGCGCCCACGTTTCCAATAAGTTCAAGGGCTATATGTTCTGGGTTGGCTCTGAGTTTACCGATATGCGGGTATATCCGGCCGAAAACCTTCGTATGACGGAGCTAAAGGTATGGGAGGAGCCTGATCCAGATGGGGTTTATGTCATGGGCGCGGACCCGGCTTTTGGGGAGAACGAGGAAAACGACCGTTCGTCCATACAAGTATTACGTTGCTACGCCGATGGAGTTGACCAAGTTGCAGAGTACGCTTGGCCTCTCATTACGACCTATCAACTCGCATGGGTCATCGCGGCACTCCTTGGATGGTACGGTGGAAATCGTTCTGAAGTACGGTACATCCTCGAACTCAACGGACCCGGAACCGCCGTCTTTAACGAACTCAAAAACTTGAGGATGAAGATTGATGCCGCTCGACACCAGCCAATTGTCCAAGATAAGGGTCTGGCAGACATATTTCGTAACGTTCGCACCTACATATACACCCGTCCAGACAGCATGGGGGCCGGGTACAACTGGCACTGGGTCACAAATATTGGACGCAAAGTCACCGTCATGGAACGCCTACGGGACTTTGTTGCCAATAATAAACTCCACGTTCGATCCCTAAGCTGCATAGACGAAATGAAAACGATTGCCCGGGAGGGGGACAGTATTAAGGCCCCGGGTAGGATGAAGGACGACAGGGTGTTCGCGCTAGCCTTGGCTACCCACTATTGGGAAACCAAGGTCATGCAGCAGTTGATTTCCCAGAAAAAGACCCGGGAAAGCGAGGCGGCAAGGCGGAAATTAAGCATTGTCGATCAGGTTGCCCTATTTAATCAGAACCATTTGGAGGACTTCTTTAAAGTCAAAAAGGTCGCTAGACTGAACGAACAGACGAGATATTTACGGAATAATTGGCGCAATGTCCCGGGACGACGGTATTAACGTGCGGCTGCGATGTGACCAGTGCGGCAATAAGTTCTACGCGAAAACAGCCTATCCGGAGTGTTGCCCGATCTGCGGGGCAGAGCGGGAAGATGACCCCGGCGATGTCATTAGTATGCCCGCGTTACGTTCAGCCACTACCGCCACGCCCGATAAAGTCTTTAGGGAAATGGAGGAAAAGTCCATTGCCCGGGCGGAGGCCGCCGCCTCCATGGCTGGTGTTCCGGTTGCGGAAATGTCTCACCTTAAAATCACGGATTTAAGGGATAACGTAAAAGACGGGGAGACTTACGCCAAGCCGGTACAGGTTCCGTCCAACATGCAAGGCAAATGGGTTGGGGGAGGTCCGGAGTATGGCGCAGCGGCGGCTTCCGGGGCTGTTACCGTAAATGGACAGACAATGCAGGGAGTTCACCCCCGGGCGGGTATGCGATATGGGTTAGACCATATTCAAAAGCTTAACGGACGCGGCGGATGATCCCGGGCGGGATACCTACTGATTCCAAAAAACTACTCGACAAGGCCAATGAGTGGATTGAGGCTTGTCGCGCGTCTGCGGGTATGCGCGCGGCCTATTATCGGACTATGAACGCCTTGGCGGAAACCGGCCGGTACGACGGCACCAAGGCTTTAATCAATATGCTGCATAAGGCGCTGGACGAGACGGCGGCGCATTTATTTTCTCCGGTAGAACTTAGATTTTCCATGGATTTCGAGCGGCCTTACCCGAAGCTGATTTATGAGCGAGGCAAAGAAGCTGCAAAGGGGGTGACTCGATTATGGGAACGGAACTCGACGGACGTGACCTTTGCCCGAGGGGTATTTGAGAGCCTGAAATACGGTGCCTCCTTTTTAAAGCAGTGGGTCCAATTGGAGGGCGAGGACGAACACCCGGTTTATTACGACAGCCTTGTCATGCCGTGGAACTTCGGGGTTTATCGCGAGGACAAGGTTAAGATCGACGCGCAGGAAATCCTTTGCGAAACCTCCAACCTGACCGGACCAGAGGTCTGGCAGCGTATCTGGCGGATGCCCAAGGCGGAGGACTTGTATCGCCGGATTATGGCTCACGGGCGGAAGGGGCAGGCAACAGGCGAGCCCTCTAGCTTCTTCCATCAAGTCCTCTCAACCTCGCAGATTAATACCGGCATCCAAAGCATGGTGAGCCCTGTCCCCGGTGGCATCGTGCAGTTGAACAACGACCCCAATTACATGCTGATGGGCCCAGTCATTGCCGCAGATCAAGTCCGGATGCACGAACTGTGGGTAAAAGGGGAGACTGATTACGTCACAATCCAAGTAATCGAGCCCGATATCTTGGTTACTCCCTATAGCGACGGCAGGATTATTTTTAAGCAAAAGAACCTGTTGGCGGACGGTTCGCATTTGCAGCCCTACCGTAAGATACAGCCCAACGAGACTGAGGGGTGGTTCTGGGGCCGGTCGGAGTTGGTAGACCTGATCGAACCGCAAGCCCTGTTGTCTATGTGGTGCGACGACCTACGCCGCATGTACGGGATGCAAGTCGATAAGCTGATCTTCTTCATGGGGGACAACAACATTACGGACGAACTCTACGCGCAGTGGCGTGCGGCCGGGTATGGAAACCTTGGCGCAGAGGCCAAGGTTCAAGATTTAACCCCGGCAATCCCGCAGGAAGCCCTGCCATTACTGAAATGGATACAGGAGCAATTGAACATCTTGCGCGGCTTCCCGCCGATTATGCAGGGCATGGGGGAACAAGGGGTGCGCGCGGGCTCGCACGCGAACGTCCTAATGAAAACCGCGTCTCCTACGCTAAGGGACAGAGCCCTGATTGTGGAACGGAATTGCGCGGAGTGCGCGGACCTGACCGCCAATATCCGGGAGCTAAAGGACGAGAAGTTCTATTGGACACAGGGCGACGACATTCAGCAAATTGATGCGTCCAGTTTTCTGTTGACCGATTTGCCCCCGGATTGGCGCATTACGGTAGACTCGCACTCGTCGTCCCCGATCTTTGCGGACGAGAACACGCAACTGGTCTTTGCCGCGCAGACGAGAGGTATCGTTGACGAGGAGTACGTGATTGACAATACCCCGTTGCCCAACAAGGAAATTGCCAAGATTGCCGCGCGCGAGCGAAAGCAACAGCAGCAGAAACTAATGCAGCAGTTGATACAGCGCGATCCGGAAGGTTCAGCGAAAGTCTTGGAAAAGGCGCTTACTGGCGGAAAGCGCCGTTAAATGGCCCCGGTGAAAGAACTGCTGGTCCTTGTGTTCTGCTTCGCATAAATCCCGAAATAGCTGGATCAGCCTGCCCCGCCCTCTCAGCCGCAATTTGGGTTCTCGTCTGATGCAGTCCCCGTTCAATCTGGGCGATTTTGGATTGCTCCATGTCCTCATACATGACGGCATGAACGGCGCTGCGCTTTACGTCAATCGTTTGCCCGAAATCGTCACTGACACAGAAATTGTCCGGGTTGAAAGTCATTGCGGCCGGATTTTTAAATGCTGCCGTAGCCGCGTCGAAAGTGTCTTTGTTTTTAAATAGCAAGGCCCAAGGGGTTGGGGCGTTGCCGAATACTACGGTAATGCAGAACATGATTAACCCCGTTGCTGTTTCACCCACTCTATAAACTCGTCCTTTGGAAATCTATACCGGGAGAAACGTGAGAAGGGTCTGACAAAGGGTGGCGGGTTTTTTCTTTTGCGTTTTAGAAATTGACGTAAAGTCTCAGGGTGGATTCCCAAATGTTGCGCCGCCTCTTTCAGCGTTAGGTAATAAGTACCTTTTCCGTTAGCCCCTACCATCCGGTTTCGCTGTAATTTACGTAAAAAAGCTGACGAACACTTACGTTCGTTGGGTCGCGTTTGTCAACCTGTTGCCCGATATTAGGCCGTTACGGTTTCTAAAGCCGTTCACGGACTGGTTCGCTCGTCCCATGGAGTGAAACGATGGAAATCCTTCGTTATCGCCGGGGCCGCAAGCACCGGCGTAGGTAGGAGTTCCAGATGGAAACTCTTAGGTTTCGCCGGGGCCGTCGTCGGCGTCGGAAATAACCAAACATAGCGAACCCTTGCGTATGGCGGGGTTCGCTATTTTTACGTAATGAAATGCCTGCAACCCCTATGACACCCCAGACTGCTGGCCCCGCCGCTGCGGGCCCTGCCGCACGACCGGGCCAGCCTTCTTTGCGTCAAGCCCCGATGGGGCAGACGCCAGCGGCGCAACCAACGTCCAATAGGGGATCAGAGGCAGGCGCGATCCAACAGGTTCATGCGGCGCTTCAGTTTCTCACCAATGCCTTAGCGTCAGTGGGCGCAGCGTCAGACATTGGCAAGAAAATCCACAAGGCAATGGGTCCGTTACTCGATCTTGCCCCGGCAGGTGCGGTCAGTCCTGCGGGTGAGAAGAACGCCATGCAGAGCCAAGCTTTGCAGAACGCGCAGCGCAATCAGGCGGCAAAGCAAGCGCGGATGCAAATGCAGGGCGGCGGCGGGCGTCCCGGTGGCGGGCCTCCGGGCGGCGGCGGCGGCGGCATGGGCGGCGGCATGGGCGGCGGTATGGGGATGGCAGCATGAGTATCTGGGAAGATAAAAAGCACAATGATCCCAAGTATGTGGGTCAGGTTCCGGTCACGCCTGTTCCGGAGGACTTAAGCAGGCATCGCCGCATGTCCTACTCGGTGGACGGTCGCAATCAAATCCCGTGGCCGCATAGCGTTCGTCACGTCCAAGACCCGTTCCCTAATACTTTCCCGGGAAATCCCGGTCCTCCAACAAGCCGCATTAATCCGTCCGGAGAGGTCATTATCGGCCAAGCCGATAGGCCGCTTTTGAAAAGTGGCGCAGAGGGACCGTTGAAATTAACGCCGGGGGCAAGCCGCGATCCGCAGGCTGTGGGGTATGTCAGAGAAAGGTATGAGTCAAAATGAGCAATCTCAACATTTTCCAGAACAACGCCAAGTCGATCCCGGAGTCTGACGAACAGATCGTGCGGGTTCCCTTGGATATGGCGGATATCG